TCAGTCGGGGAGGTTGCCGCCGGCGGCCCACTTGGCGGCGAGCTCGTCGAGGACCGCGATGTACCGGCGCCGCAACTCGGGGAGCCCGCGGCGCACGGTCGGCCAGAACCAATAGCCGCGGCGGCCGGCCCACGGCGGGAACTGGCGGGTGGTCGGCCGGCGGCCGCCACCGAACTCGGCGCCGAAGAACACATCGCCGGCCTCGACCTTCCGCGCTGACCGGGTCTTCGGTCGGATCCTCCTCGAGCCGCCGGCGACGATCACCGGCACCCGGTCCGAGCGGCGCTTCACGCTCGAGGCGGTGAGCTCGGCCTGGGCGCCCGCCCCCTGGCCGGCGAGGGTGAGCGCGGCGACGAGGCGGTCGGCCTCGACGCCGGCGGCCTGGCGGAGCTCGCGGTTGGCGTCTTTCCCGTACTTGTTGAACGCCCGTAGCGTCTCCTGTAGGCCGTCGACCTCGACGTGCACCTTCACCGTCGCCCCCGGTTGGCGGCGCGTTGTTGGGCGGCGCGGCGCTTGAGGATGGCGGCGGCGGTGACGATGGTGCGGGGGTCCTCGTCCCACCAGTCCCGGGGCGCCGTGTCGGTGGCGAGCGCGAGCTCGATCACGGTGCGCTCGACGGACCCGGTTCGGTAGGGCGGGCGACGGCGTCCTCGTCGTCGACGATCGTCCACTTCTCGCAGCGGTCGAGGAACTCGTCGCGGGTCACCATCGGGTAGTCGGGGTGATGTCTGAGGGCCTGCCAGGCGAAGTCGAACAGGACCTCGTAGGACGCGACCCCTTTCGAGTTGAGTTCCTGGTCGAGGTGGTCGCCGCCGCCGGCCTGGGCGCGCAGGCGGATGGCGTCACCCGGGCGGTTGACGACCCGCATCTCCTTCCCGTCGAACACGAGGTCGAACGTGAAGCTGAGGGAGAGCTCTCTCACGGGGCCCCCACGTAGTCGTTGGCCTCGGCGTCCTCGTCGGTCTCGGGTGACGAGGACGCCGAGGCGGCCGTCGCGGTGATGGGCCCGAAGGTGGGCGGCCCGTCGAGACCGAGCGTCAAACTGGCTTCGGCGATCTCGCCGGCGGTGCCACCGAACGCGCCCGGTTTGCAGCGTAGGTTCCCGGTGGCCTCGGTGGCCTCGAGCGGCCACACGATCGAGAACGCGGCCAGCTCCCCGTCATGCTCTTGCAGGAAGGTCGACAGGCCGGGGTCGACGATCGGCGGGCCGGTGGCGCCGGTCGCCCAGTTCTGATCCCACGTGAGCTCGAGCGTCCACGTGGTGGTACCGGTGACGGTCTTCTGGCCGCACAACCGTTTGCGCACCTCTTCGGGGGTGTCCGGGGTGAGGGTCGCGGCGGTCACATCACACGAGACGTCGACCTCCACCCCGTCGCTCTCGGCCGTGAGGGTGAGTGTGACATCGTCGAAGTAGTTACCCATCGGGGGCCTCCCAGTCGAGGACAACAACGAACACGCCGGAGAGGAGCTCGACGCCGGCGATGGTGGTGGGGTCGACCAGACCGAGCGGGCCGATCTGCCCGACGCCGGCCTGGCGCAGGCCGGCGACCGCGGCGAGGTAGCCGACGATCATGAGGACCATGGACGACTCGAGGTCATAGCGCCCGGCCAGCAATTGCACCGACCACCGGACCTCGGCGAGCGGGCCGGCCCTCCGGTTCGGGACGATCCACGGATCGGCCGGGCGCATCACCACCGCCGGCGCCGCGGTCACCTCGGCCGGGGCTCCGTGGCTGGCGGTGACCACGCCGGTCCCGGTGGCGAACGATGAGCGGATCACCTCGAGGGCCTCGACGGTTTTCACGCGATGCCCCACGCCTGTTTGTGCACCGTGAAGTAGTGGCGGATGTGGGCGAGGAGGTCCTCGGGGATGGCCTGGCCCGTGAAGGCATCCCCGCCCACCACCCCGCCCGGCGAGGCGGGATCGTGGTAGAGGCGCACGCCCAGGGCGGTGTACCCGACGAGGGAGTCCGGGCCGGCAGGGAGGTCGGGGTCGCCGGGCGGGTTCACGAACACGATGTCGCCGTACAAGAAGCTGCGCACGAGCGCGACCGCCGCGCCCGCGGCCTCGGTCACCCTCGGCGTCGGGGATGGCGGGGACCCGGGCAGGCCGAGGGTGGCCGCGATCCTCGCGGCCACCTCGTCGGCCAGCTCGGCGTCGGTCACTTCTTGGCCGATCCGGACCGGGCGGTGAGCGGGAGGGCGTTGGCCAGGAGCACGATGCCCTTCGGGATGAAGGCGGCGAACGCGCCCATGCCCCAGATGGCGACATCCTCGCCCAGCTTCGGGACGACCGGGGCGGCGACGACGAAGGGCCCGTCTTCCATCCATGCGCAGGCCAGGGTGTTGGAGACGATGGCGGTGCCGGGGGCGAGGTCGGGGGCGTGGGTCACCTTGAGCCCGGAGATGTTCACGTCGAGCGTCGAGGCGGTGGCGGTGCCGGGGACGTTCTGGGTGCCGTACGGGGAGGCGACCAGGGCGGGCATCGCGCCGAACGCCTGGAAGACGTCGGTGGCGGCGAGGACCCACGAGGCCGGCGACCCGGTGGCGATCTGCACGAGCGAGCTCGCTTGGAAGACCGCGGCCTTGAGGGCGGCGCCGTCGGGGTCGGGGGCGGCGATGTCGTAGTCGACGGTCTGGGCGCCCACCACGAGCGGGAGGGCGTCGCCCACCACGTTGTCGGTCACCACCCCGTAGGCGATGTTGAGAATCCGCAGGTAGGCGTCGCGGTAGGACGGCTGGGAGCGGCGGATCAACTGCCAGCTGATGTCGGATCCGCCGGCGTAGGTCTTGATCGGCACCGATGACTTCAGGAACGAAACCTTCACGGAGGTGACGTCGGCCTTCTCGGTGACCTGTTCGCCGACGAGGGCGTGCATGTCCCCGGCGTAGTAGGGCCAGTCGACCTCCATCCCGGAGCTCGGCAACGCGCGCGTGCCGATGGCATTGATCACGGGGCGGCCCATGTCGAGGATCCCGAAGATTTCCGTGAGCCAGCCGGGGGGGATGACGCCGGGGTTGTCGGTGGTGATCTGATCGACGAACGCCCGGGCCGAGGTGACCCGTTCGCGGTAGGCCCGATATTCGCGGGCGAAGATCGCCGGGAGCTCGTCGGACGAGCTGGCGCGGGCGGCCTCGTAGAAGTCAAACGTGGACCGGTAACGGGCCAGGGGGTGGGCGGTCGGGCGGGCCAGGCCCCGGCCCATGATCCGTTCGACCTCCCGGCGGATCGCGGCGCGGGCCGCGACCGGGGCCCCGGCGTCGGGCTCGGCGCGGTTCTCCTCGTCGTCCTCGGCGGGCGGGTCGATGGGGTCGCCGTTCTCGTCGAGGGGTGGGTCCTCCTCCTCGCCGGGCGCGGCGCGCACCTCCGTGACCAGGGCGCCGGGGTAGGCGCCGCGGTCGGGGGCGGTGAGCACGGCCAGGCCGGTGAGCTGGGCGCCGGTGCGGACGACCTCGGCGCCGGCGGGGCTGATCGTGTCGGTGAACTCGACCGAGAACGTGGCGCCCACGGTGCGGGCCAGGGCCCGCAGCTCGGCCGCCGCGGGCACATCCGCGAGGACCACCCGCCCGTAGAGACCATCGGTGCGGGCCTCGATGTCGTCGAGGCGCCCCACGAGGGGACCGCGCTCGAGGCGCCCCCGGTTGTAGCGGTGCCCGGCGTAGACGGGCACGATCTCACCGGTGGGGGGTTGCAGGCCGCCGGCGGCGAACGACTCGACGTAGGGCTGGCCGGCCTCGTCGCGGACCTCGGCGGGCGCATCCCAGGGGACGAGGCGCCCGAAGATCGTGCCGGCCTCGTCCATGTTGGTCGGTTCGGTCGACCGGCGGGCCATGGTCCGGACCGCCACGGGCGCCTCGGCCAGCGCACGGATACGGATGTCCGTATCTGCTGATCTGCTGATGTGCGGGGTGGATGCCATCGGGGCCTCCTGGTCAGGCGCCGGGGACGGCGTCGGTGAGCGTCATTGGGCTGGTAGCGGGCGTGGTGGTGGTCATGGGGTCGAGGCCCTCGAGGTCGCGGACCTCGTCGACGGAGAGCCAGGCCTGGCCGGCGAGGGCGGTCGAGTAGGCCTCGACGCGGCCGGTGAAGTCGGTGCGGAGGAGCTCGGTCGTGTCGAACCGGGTGCGTTGCCCGGCGGGGGTGAGGTCATCGAACGCGGCTTCCACCCGGGAGAGGTAGGCGCCGAGGCCGGTGGCGAGCCATCGGCGCATCTCACCCTCGACGGTCGTGTACGTGAGCGAATCCCCCGACGCCACGTTCACGAGGGACGGGGGCATGCGGAAGGCGCGGGCGAC